ATTTTAATCCTGAGAAATCCAAAAATCCTTTTGCTTACTTTACGCAAATTATACATTACGCATTTCTCCGCAGAATACAGAGAGAGAAACGTCAGTTAGAAATTAAAAATAAGATACTTGAAAGATCTGGATTTGATGAAGTCATGCATGGTGATGGTGTTGACGGAAGTGATACTTCAGACTATAATCAAATCAAAGATGCTGTACATTCTAAGTTGAGATACTAATGGGAGCAATTTACGATGATGTAAAGATCACTATCAACCTTAATGAGTTGGTAGAGATTAGAGCAAAACTCTTGACTCAATATGAAGATTATTCAAAGGCAGTATCAACTGGTGAGTATCTTGATGAGAATGATATTGATAAGATTGCAACACAGTTAAGAGAAACACTTACTTGGGATACACTTTATCATATGATAGATGGTGCTATACTAGATTATATGGGTTTAAGATCTGCTGTTACAGAACATAGAACTCATTATGGTGAGAGAAGTATTGAAACCATTGAGTTAACAATGGAGAAGGAGAGGAAAGAAAGAGAGAAAGAATTTAAAAAGAATTTTGATATGGTTGAATTGGATGGTGGATGTTGGAAGATTCAAGTACCAGTGAGGAAAAAATGAGATTAACTCAAAAAGTAATTGACGAAATTCAATTAGCAATGACTCATACCAAAATGAATGGTGAGACTAATTGGAAGGATGGTGATGAGATTGATGTATGTCTTGGTGGAACATTTGCTGGTGATAAATTTATTAGTATTATTAATAGAACACGTAGCAACACTACTAAAAAATGAAAGTTGCAATAATAACCGACCAACATTTTGGTGCGAGGAAAAATTCAAAGCATTTTCATGAATACTTTCTTAAGTTCTATGAGGATGTATTTTTTCCTACCATAGAAAGGGAAGGTATCACCACGGTTATTGATATGGGTGATACTTTTGATAGTAGAAAAGGTGTTGATTTTTCTTGTCTAGGATGGGCTAAAATCAATTACTTTGATAGACTAAAAGAATTGGGATGCACTGTTCATAGTATAGTTGGAAATCATACAGCATATTATAAGAATACTAATGAAGTAAATGCAATAGATTTATTATTGCGTGAATATGATAATGTAAACATATATTCAGAAACAACTCCTATAGAAGTAGGTGGTTTGAGTATTCTTCTTGTTCCTTGGATCAACAGTGAGAACGAAGAAAGAACTATGGCGATGATTGATAAAACAAAATCTCCTGTTTGTATGGGTCACCTTGAGTGTAAGGGGTTTAGAATACATAGGGGATATGTAATGGAGCAGGGAACTGATATAAATGTATTTGATAAATTTAAAAAGGTTTATTCTGGGCATTATCATACCAGATCCGATAATGGAAAAATTTTCTATCTTGGAAATCCGTATGAGATGTTCTGGAATGATCTAGAAGATACTAGAGGTTTCCATCTTTTTGATACAGAAACCCTAGAGCACACTCCTGTAAATAATCCATACAGGATGTTTTATACAATCTATTATAATGATCACAATTATCAAACATTTGATACTCGTGAATTGGAGAATAAAATTGTAAAGGTTATTGTTCGTAAGAAAAGTAGCCCTAAGAAATTTGAAAAATTCATCGATAAGTTGTATAATAGTAATGTGCATGAACTCAAAATAGTTGAAAACTTTCAACTACAAGAGAATGAAGACTTTGAAGCCTTTGAGTCTGAAGATACTCTTTCAATATTGAATAGGTATGTAGAAGAATCTGAGATTAATCTTGATAAGTCAAGAGTTCAAGAGATGCTTCAAACTGTCTATCAAGAGGCATGTGAGTTAGTTTAATGTATATTCTAACTATTGCTGGTAAAGAAAATGATGGTGCATACTCTGTTGAGGATGATGATGGCAATCACATCCTTTATCTTTTTCAAGAAGAAGATGATGCTACTCGTTATGCCATGCAGTTAGAAGACAACAACTATCCAGAAATGCACGTTATTGAAGTTGAACCTGACATGATGATTGGAGTGTGTGAACAACACGGTTATGAATATACCGTCATCACTCCTAATGATATTGTAATTCCTCCCAACACTAAGCATGATTTTATTTGAAAATATCCGATGGAAGAATTTTCTTTCGACGGGTAATCAATATTCTGAAATTAATCTTCAAGGAACTTCCACAACTTTAATTGTTGGTGCGAATGGTAGTGGTAAGAGCACTGTATTGGATGCTCTTACTTTTAGTTTGTTCAATAAACCATTTCGTAAGATTAGTAAAGGTCAATTAATCAATTCTACTAATGAGAAAGATTGTAGAGTTGAACTTGAGTTTTCTATTGGAACCATTAAATGGAAAGTTGTAAGAGGAATTAAACCAAATATTTTTGAGATATGGAGGGATGATACTTTACTTGATCAATCAGCATCAGCTAATGATCAGCAGAAATGGTTAGAACAAAATGTTCTTAAGATGAACTACAAATCTTTTACTCAGATTGTGGTTCTTGGTAGTAGTGCATTTATTCCATTCATGCAATTGAGTGCTACCAATCGTAGAGAAGTTATTGAAGACTTGCTTGATATTAAGATATTTTCTTCGATGAATAATATACTGAAAGATAAGATACGGATCGTTAAGGATGATGTTAGAACTCTAGAATTAAAGAAAGAATCTCTTAATGATAAAGTGGAGATGCAAAAGAAGTTTATGGATGAGATTGAATCTCGTGGTAAAGAAAGTATTGAGAAAAAGAAGGAGAAACAAGATAGTTTAAGTGATGAAATATGTGTTCTTATAATGCAGAATGAAGGGTTAGAAGATGATGTATATGGTCTTACTGAGAAGCAAAAAGATGTAATGGGTGCAGGAGAAAAGTTAGTGGAACTTAACAATTATCGAGGTAAAATATCCCAGAAAGTAGCAAGCATTACTAAAGAGTGTAAGTTTTTCACAAGTAAGACGGTATGCCCAACTTGCACACAATCTATAAATGAGGAGTTTAGAATAAATAAAATCAACGATGCTCAAACTAGATCAAAGGAGTTGCAATCTGGTTATGATAAACTAGAAAAAGCAATTAAAGAAGAACAAGAGCGAGAGCGTCACTTTATTCAATTATCAGAGGAGATCACAACACTAACGCATGGCATTTCTAAAAACAATACAACTGTATCTGCTTGCCAGAGACAGGTCAGAGAACTGGAATCTGAAATTCAAACACTTACCAGTCAACTTGAAAACAGAAATACTGAGCATGACAAGTTAGAAAAGTTCAAACAAAATCTCCAGG